AGGATGAAGTTCTCCGGGTCGTCCATCTGCTCCCGCGACTCGCGGTAGGACGGCCCGTGGAAACGCTCGATCAGGCTCTTCCACTCCACAAGATGGGTGTCGCGGAATGATTCCGCGCTCTCGATCTCGCGCACCAGAGAAGCCAGATCGAACTTCATCATCGCTTCTTGCCCTTCGGTCCACCCTTGCCGCCACCCTTGGCTCCGCCGTAACCGCCGCCCTTCGCGCCGTCACGGCCACCGTTCTTGCCACGGCGGCTCGACGCGCATCCACCACTCTTCTTGCCGTACATCACGACTTCCTCCTGCCCTTCACGGGCGCGAAATCCTTGGACTCTCCGATCCTAGGCATCAACGCATTGATCTGCTCCATCAGCACATCACGGTCAACGCCTGCAACATAGAACGCCTTGCCGGAAGACCAAACGGTCATCCGTTCGTCATTGCCCTCGATGCGGTCGATCGCATCGACGGGAAGGTAGACACAGCCAACCTTGACGATCACTTCTTACCGCCACCAACCTGAAGTTCACCATCACCGGCCAGCATCGCCGCAGCGCGGGTCGCCTTCATGGCCTTGCTGCTGCCGGTGCGCTTGGCCGTCGCGAGGACGCCACGCTTGCCAGCAACCTTCTTCGTCATCCGACTCTTCGATCCGGTCTTCTTCTTCATCGCATTCCTTGCGCCGATCCCGTCGGCTTGCGGTCGCCCGTCGTGGGCCGAATCACTCTACAAACGCCACGCCACGGCCCCACGCCGCAACATGGATTTAGTTCGCCTCCGTGAAGGTCGCGATCAGCCGCATCCCATCGTGCTTGGTGTCGGCCATCGTCAACTTCATCCACATCGCACCCTGCGGCTTCGGCGGCTTCCCGGTCTCGACGTGCCATCCACCCCAGCCGTCGTTCCACTCCTGCTTGTAGGAGGGGGTCCGCACATGGTGCTGCTCCGTCAGACCAATCCGGTAGTCACCCTTCACAGTGACCAGCCTCTCCCGCATCAACTTGACGTGCCAGTGGTCGTGCGTGTGGCCGCTCACCACCACGTCAGCATCAGGCAGCCACGACGCCATCCGCCGGGTGGTCAACACCCCGTGGCTCATCGGCCCGCCACCACCGCTGCCGTGGAACCAGCGCAGCCGCAACGGGATCTCCGTCGTACCCCACACCCGGACGCGGAACACCACCCACCCGCCGTACCCGCTCGCAACCACAGGGACGCCGCTGATCTGCGACATGGCACCGCATAGCCGCTCCGTCAGGTCCACTTCATGGCGCTTGGTGATCGCAGTCTCATGGTTGCCACGCCCGATGCACGCGAACTGCTTCGCGTACGGCGCGTAGAACCGGGCAGCGTCACGCACGATCGCATCAAGGTAGTCCGGGGCGAGCGCATATTCAGCGCGAACCTCGCCTTTTGAACTTCTCGGATCCCAACGCCCACCCATGCAGTCGAACAGGTCACCGCAGTCAAGCACCGTCGCATTGCGCTCGACGGCCTCCTCAAGGTGCTTGCGTTCCAAATCCCAGTCCGCGTGGGTCGAGTCGTGGTGACGGTCGCTCGACAGCAACACCCAATGCTCAAACTCCGACGGGCGTACGCCCTCGATCTCCACGACGTGGATGTTCCGGGTCTTGTGGTGGACCTTCCAGTCGTGGGGCATCGTCAGTCCTTGCAAATCTCGCGAACCACCATGCCGATCATCAGCAACTGGAACCCGATCAGGACCAGCCACGCAGCGATCACCGCTTGCTCCGCTTCTTCTTCACGGGCGCTCGCTTCGCAGCCTTGTCTTCACGCGTCCAGCGGGCAGCGATCTTCGGATGCTTCGCGTACATGAACCGACGCTGGCGCTCGCTCTTGAACGGCATCAGTAGCCCTTCATCTTCTTCACGGCCTTGCCAGTCTTCTTCGCGTAGGACGCAGCGGCCTTCTTGCCCTTCGCGGTGTACGGGAACTTCTTCTTTCCGACCTTCGGCATCACTTGCCCTTCCAGCCGCGCTTCATGGCGGCGTATGACTTCGCGCTCACGGTTGACTTCGACTTGGGGCGCGAGATCCCAAGGCGCTTGCGACGGTTGATGTTCGCGACGAGTGAACGCTTTGCCATGTCAGCACCCCCACCTTCGACGGGCAGCCTTGCCGCGCTCGCCAGTCCACGACCGACTGCGGGCGCAGAACGACTTGTGGCGCGGGTTGTCCTTGTCCTTCGTCGGTGCCTTGAGGTTGCTGCCCGTCGCACGGTTGTGCTTGGCACGGCCCTTCGCCGTCAACCCGGCACCACGCGACACGGGCAACTTCTCGCCGCGACCGACACTCAACTTGACCGTCTTCTTCGCCATGCACACCACCGTACCGTCACCACTCGCGCATCACGTCGTCGTGACGCAAGATTGACCCCAAAGTGTCCGGGCTGTACTGCGGCTCGTCCTCGACCGGACCGCCCACCTCCGCGCACAGCATCAACGCCCCGGCCAGCGCAATCACGCGGTCACCGTGCGCCTCACGCGCACCGCTCGACTCGTCACGGCGAGACCCGGCCTCGATGCTTCCGTCGTCGAGGATGACGTACTCCAGCATCTCGTCGAGCGAGTCCATGCTGGGGATCTCCACCTCGCCCTGCGCGATCGCACGGCTCAAGTCCCCAAGCAGCGCACGCTTGGCACGCTTGGTGCTGGTCCACCCCACACGCCGCGTGGCCCGCTCGCTGGTCGTCCCCGTCTGCCGCTGGCGGTAGATCGCCGGGTACTGCGCCCGGTCGAAGTCGTGCTGCAACGCCGCGCCCGGGCCGTTGGTCTCCCAACCCACCAGCGTGGCCCGCTTGCCCCGCCACACCCGGCGCATGGCGTTCGCCACCTCCAGCGCGAGGTCGTACGTCGCGATGTTGGGGTCCACGAACTCCGCCACCACCCGGCGAGCCAGCGCGTCCATGACGCAGACGGCGCTGTTGGCGCTGCCCGTGCCGTGCGACGGGTCGATGAAGGCGACGTACTCCGCCGTGCGCGACGGCTCCCCCCACACCCGCCACCGCCCCTGCGGCTCCGGCACCAGCCGATCGCGGCGGACCTCGCACCGTCGCGGCTCCGCCCCGTGCTGGTCGCGGTGGGCCGTGACGATGTGCGACGGGAAGAACGCGGCCCCGCTGCCGACGCTCTCCGCGAAGACGTTCTGCGCGAGGTCCACCCGGTCACGGCGGCGCACCTGCTCCGCCAGCCACGGGGTCCACACGAACGGCGACCCGGCGAACCCGGTCACCGACCCGTCGTCGTCGATGCGGTGCTGCGACCCGGCCCCCTTCTCCGGGTGATCGTGGTACATCAACTCGACCAGCCGTGGCTCGCCCCGCGTGCGTGCCGTGCTGACCAGCCGCGAGTACTCGCTGCCCGCGCCGATGGGCGTGCTGTTGGCGACGCGGCACGACGTGCAGTCGGCTGCGGAGCGCCACGCTGCGGCGGCGTTGTCGAGGGCCGCGAACTCGTCGAAGAGGACGAACGTGCGGCGACCACCGCGCCCGATGTGTTCGGTGCTGGCTTGGCCGGTGATCGTGGCCCCGCTGGTCGGGTGGCGCAGCACCATGTGCTGGCGGAACTGCCCGCCCTTGGCGAGCGCGTCCGGGGCGCAGGGCAGCAGCCACGTCGGCTGCGACTCCAGCAGGTAGTCGAGTTTCCAGAAGAGCGAGTCGGGGTCGCCGCTGCGATCGACGAGATCCTCGACGCGGCTGACCAGCAGCGACTGCCAGCCCTTGAACATCCAGCCCCACACGGCGATCGCGGAGACCAGCCACGATGCTCCCATGTCGCGGGACTTGCGGATCACCACGTCGCGGCCAGCCTCGATGCCCTCGATCACCTCGCGGGCTGCGCGGCGTTGGCAAGGCCACAGCATGAACGGGACGTGGGGCTGGCGCACCGGGCGCTCGCGCCCATCGTCGCCGACTTCCTTGACGCGGAAGGTCCACGCGGTGGCGTCGCACCACGCGGCGAAGTCGCTGGCGAAGGCGGCCCGCAGGTGCGGTCGCTCGTCCGCCGTCGCTTTCAGGATGCGCTGCCGGAACTGAACGATGGCGAGCGGGTCAGTCACGCCGCTGCCCTGCGGTCAGCGCCCACACGACGGCGAGCGCGACGGCGAAGGCTGCGGCCTCGCTCACTCGTCGCCCTCCGGCTTGGCCTCGATGGCTGGCAGCGGGGCGGGCAGCATGGCGGCGCTCCATTCGGCGAGCATCATCGCGCCCCGGCTGGCCTCGCCGTTCTCGATCGCGATCGGCCCGCCGTTGGCCCCGGTGTGTTCGACGCTGGACCGCTCGCGGTAGACCGACGGGCGCAGCCCCTTGAGCCGGAACATCAGGATCTGCGCGGCGCTGCTGTTCAACTCTCGCTCGCCGTTTACAACGGCGTCGGCGATGGCCTCCAACCGCCTCGCGGTCAGCGGCTCCAGCGCATCCCAAGCAGCGCGGAACTTGGCGTCGTTCGCGTACCACTTGCACGGCGTGAACTCCGCCACGCCAGCCTCGCGAGCAGCAGCGGTGACACCCAGCGATGGCAGCGCGGCGAGGAAGGCGAGTTTCCTCGACTCGATCTCGCCAGCCTCCTCAAGGCTTGGCCCGCCCCTCTTCGTTCGTTGCGGTAGTGCCATGCTGCCCCGCATTGCACAGCCCCGATTCCCTGATCATCTGTAGCCTCGCGAAAAAATCTTCAGAATCTGCCCTCTACCCCCTTGACCGTGCAGTACCGTGCATTACTGTGTGTGCATCGATCACCTGCTGATCGGTCGCTCTTTGACAAGTCAGCCCTCAAGCCCCACGGTTTGAGCCTGCCGCCCCGGACCGGGGCGCATGGCCTGCACCGTGCAGGATTCACACCACACATGGAGAGCCTTGACATGAAGACCTACCGCAACCGTTTCGCGTCGATGGAGAAGCAGCCCTGCGGGGGCTGGATCGTGTACAGCGAAGTCTCCGGACTGCCGCTGGACGCCGATGGACGCCTGTGTGACGGCGAACGCCAGCCGAAGGTCCACACGACCTATGCGGCTGCCCGCGAGACGATGATCACCCTGACCAACCGCTACCAGTCCATCGAGAATGGACGCTAACCCGGAGCCACACATGGACGCCACCTTCGCCTTGCAATGCGTGATCGCCCTCGCGATCGTCCCGTTCGCCATCGCAGCCCTGTTCGTCGATTGAGGACCACCATGCCAAACCACAACCTGATCACCGTCAAGCCGGAAACCCCAGCCGACTGCTACCGCCGCATGGCGCATGGCATGGAAGAGCCGTGGTCTGCCGCCTTCAGCAGCCACCGCGAGGCGCTCAACTTCGTCCGCCTCGCTGGCGGGACCAGCATGAGCCGCGTCGGCAAGTCGTGGTACTGGACAATGCCCGACGGTGCCACCGCCCGCATCGCCGATGACATCGACGACAATCACATCGACTTCACGCCCGCCCCCCGACCCGCCTGATGCGCGGCTCGTCGCCCTCCGGGGCGACCTGCCCTGCACCGTGCAGGAAACTCACACACCTCACACATGGAGACACGCATCATGAGCCTGAAGAAACTCCGCACCGTTAGCGGCGCTGACGCCGCCTACCTTGCCCGCCTGTCCAAGGCCGCGCTGGTCGATGTCCTGACCGAAGCCCTCCGGCTCGCCGCCGGGGAGTGCGACACCGAACTGACCGCCGAAGCCGTCCGCGAGGTCGTCGAGCCGACGCTGCGCCGCCGTGGCGACGCGGTGCCGCAGATCCACACCCCGTACTGGATCGTCGGCGTGGTCTACGCCAACAGCCCCGCGACGGCGCACTGGTTCGCGTCCCGTGCGGATGCGCTGGCCGCGATCCCGCCGATCGAGGAATGGGAGACCGACGTGGCCGCGCACGTCATCGCCCACAGCCGGACGGGCAACGCCAACGACGAGCGTCACCACCGCTCGATCGCTCGCCCGGGACTGGCTGCACAGGCATTGCGTTCGGCCACGGGCGTGAGTTTCCACCTGCACCGCGTCAAGTGACCGACCTTCCAGCACTGGCCTAGCCGCCCCTACGGGGGCGGCGTGGCCCGGACTGTCCGGGATTCAGCAACCACAACATGGAGAGACCCCGATGTACCGCAAGCCACTCATATTCAGCCTCCAGCGCGTACAGCGCACCCTCGACCGGATCAACGCACACACAGGCTGCGGCCCGCACGACGACGGCCACTACACGGCGGAGGAACACCTCCCGTTCATCTACGCGGTGTACCGCCGTCGAGGCGAGGGCCGCACAATGATCATCCGCAGTGCGGCGCGTGACGTGGTCCAGTTCGTCGATGGACTTCGCGAGGGCCACACGGCCCGATGCTGACCGATGCGCGGGTGACCGCCCCTACGGGGGCGGCATCCCCTGCACCGTGCAGGAACTCGATTCCCCCAACATGGAGAGACACACATGGCAACCCTTCGCGATCGATACATCGCCGCGCTCACCGCACTGTGCGGTGACGGGCAGCGCATCCCCCGCAGCGACTTCGTGGCGTTCACCTCGCCGAACGTGACCACGGAGATCACCAGCGGCACCCGCCGCTGGCGCATCCGTGGCACTGGCGGCGTGTGGTTCGTCGGGTCGAAGACCAGC